CCTGTAGTGCAAGGTACATACCAACAAAGGTTTTACCAGTACCCGCAGAACCACAGAGAACCAGATGGTCTCCGTCTTTGAATGCTTCGTATGCAATTTGTTGATTAGATGTTATTGCATCGTATGTCATCAAATGGTCTATCTTGAGACGCTTCATTGTCATGTCTTGATATTACTCCCTTCTCTGGCACCACCAGCACCTTTCTCAATTTTCTTCATTAGGTTCTTCCAATCACCACTTGTCTTATTGATAACATTGCCAGTACCACTTATTAATGCGGGAGCTCCAATTTCTTGACTCCAGTCATCACCGAGTTCTGCCAACTTTTCATTAAGAGAATCCCAAGAACACATCAACGTTTGAGTGTCTTCGGTTTTCTTATTTTTGATAGTATATAAAGGCATTATGTATACATTTCCTTATCAGTTATAATTTGCGGTTTTAATCGTCTTGCTTTGAACGGGGTTAGTTGACAATACGCCATGATGATTAATTCATCTTCAGGTACAGCCAATCTCGCACCAGCACCATTGACACCTATGTAACTCGTCCCACGTTTAAATGGAATGGCATAGGTAGTCCATCGTCCACCTGTATTTAGGTTGACAACATCTACTTGTTCGTTGGGGAGTATTCCGACTGCGTCCATCCAATCTTCATCGATTGCAATAGAACCTTCGTATTTTAAATCACACTCGGTAACGATTGCACCGTGGATTTTAGATTTTAACATTGTTAGATTCATAATTTAATTCCATATAACGAAAGAGGGGAACGAGTCCCCTCTCCGAGATATTGACCACCTACCTTATGCTAGAATTTGAGTTTGATTTCCTTGTTCGTACTCGGCAATAGTTTGATTAAGGTACAATTGTTTTGTCGATAACTTGTGCGCTAAATTGTCTCTTCCCTTTTTTTTGAGACGGTGGATGTAGTTATCTAGTTCTCGACTATCGTTCTTTAATCTCTCTATTTGGTTTCTTGGCATTAAACGCTCTCCTGCTGTTATTTAAAGAAACATAACAAAATTTAAGATAGTAGGTTAGGGAAGGCCTCCTCTACTAATTTCTTAGTCAAACCTTTGACTGGTGGAATTCTATCTTTCATGTTACACACAATGAGTGCGTCTTCAGCATGAATACTTTCCAACAGTTGAATAAATTGGTTTTCGATTTGCAACGAAGATAATTGACCCGCCCTTGCACCTTGCACAAAATTACCGAATTGTCGATGTAGTTTCAATAGGGATGATGGCACAGACTCAGGTCTATTTGGGTTGTATGGGGGTTTACCTTCGGGTAAGACAAACTTCAGACGTTCGTCAAAAACACCTCGTAAAACATCTTTGATGGCTGGGATTTGATTACCCTGCTCTTTTAAGAAAAGAACTTTGTCTTTCCTAGTCTTTAGTTTACTGAAATCCTCAAAGATTTCAAACACTTCTTTTTCCATAATTTCCTCTTAATATTATATATACGTTTTAGTACTTTGAAATGTTGTGATATGTACAATATTCTTCAAGCATTGATTCGTATTCTGCAATCATATATGTACATGAGGCAACTAGTCCTTGGTTTCCCTCAACTAGAGCCTCACACATTTTTTCGTTCGTTTCTAAAATTAACTTCTTAATCTTACTACGTTGTTCTTCTTGTTCTGCACTTATTGTCACAACACTGCCTTATATATCATTTAGTTAAATGTCTCCGTCCACGCCGTGAATACCTCACGGGCCTCGTTCTTACTCAAATCAAAGTTCTCTTGCAACCACTTGGGCGCACCGAACATGTTGATTTGACCCGATTCTCTCAGGTCATTTAGTATTTCAAAAAATTCATTATTTTCCATTGCAAACTCCTTATGCGTACAACTGAACATCGGTGTAGTGACTTCTGTGGAAGTAGTCGGTCATTGAGTCATCGTGGTTGAAGAACTCAGGCCCTTCCATTGCTTCCTTCAGTTCTTTCAAGAACTTCACTCCAGTAGGACAGTAGTTCTCTTCCAACCAGTAAAGGTTCACATCGTGACCCCACTTCGCAGACTCAGCCATAACTGCTTCGGGAGAGAAGTTGTTGTAACCGTTGAACTCCCTCTTAGCAACCTTCTGAGGTGTCATCTGTTCTGCACAGTAACCCTCTAGGACTTGTTTCGCACCTTTGACCTTTGCGACCAAAGTACTGTGATGTCTTACACTCAGACTCACTTTGAACCCATACTTCTTGCAGACTTTCTTGACTTCAACAGCAAGGGCTTTCTTTTCTTCTTGAGATACATACGCCATAATTTCTTTCCTTTCTTTAGTTTATGTTATTATTATAACAAGATTAACAGGTTTTGGCAAGGGTTTTTAAGAAAATATCCCTAACTATTTCTCTGTCGATAGAGTCTCCACCACCCCATATATGGGTAGGAATCTTCTTGCCTTCAAGTTCAATCCAGTTCTCCTTGATACAAGGGTAATAACCGCTGAGGTATTCTTTTACAGCCTGAACCGCACCCAGAACAGTCATACCAACTTCGGGGTAGACAGGATTCCATCTGGCGTCTTTAGCGTAGAACGATAGAACGTACTCTACGAATCTTTCTTCCTCTAGATGACTTGGGTAACCCCCGTCAAATCTCAATAGTTCTTTCATAATTTCTTTCCTTTCTTCAGTTTATGTTATTATTATAACAACAACAGCAACAAAAGGCAAGGGTTTTTTACACAAATTTTACGTTTAATTTGTCTTCCCAGTCGGGATTGAGGTCTGAGTAGGTATATATTTCAAGGGTATTCTCGAAGTCTTGACCACTCTCTACCATATATCCTAGAGCGATATCCATCATGGGTTCTTCGATTTGGTATATGATATCCAACTTACGTAACCTACGAATACCCCTCAAAAGGAATTTCTCATATAGTGGGTAGATTGGGGGTGCAAAGGATAGAGAACTCAGAGTCTTGGCACTCATGAGTGCTGGTAGGATGTTCTTAACAAAAGAATTATGATGGTGATATGACATACCATATCCAGCATGTTTATCTTTATACAGAGACACGTATTCGGTTGTCACATCTAATGTATTTCTATGTGATGACATTCTGTCTTCGAAGGGGTTCTCTTGTTGACTCCAGAACTTGTCGGTGTACATAAATGCAATATCATCGGGTGTTACTTCCCATGGCTGAATATCGTGGGTGGGCATACCGTTTATCTCACTTGCAAGTGAATTGCTTAGTTTCACACCTTCGTTTAGTTTGAACAGTTCACTTATAATGTGGAAGTTTGGTAAATGGTGATGTATGTCAGGAACGTGTCCCACTCTGTTTTGTGGTAAAAACTTCAACTCCTCTTCAGACATTGTTTGGATAAAATCGAGAACAACTGTCTTTTCTAGGGTTGACTTCCATAACTTCGCATCGTTTGTCCAAAGGGGTAGTCCCAGTTCAAGACACGCAAACACAGAAACAAGTTGTAATACACCATTCTTAGGAATAAGAACTGTTGTTGTCTCACCTTTACTAACACCCTTGGATATGAGTAGATGTTTCACTTTGTTGATGGCTTGAAAAAAATCTTCCCTATTCAAACCATCGATTCGAATGTCTTCTCTAATTAGGTGTCTATTTAATAACATCTTCAAATACTGTTGTTAAATACTCTGCATACTCTTTATGAGATTGTTCGTCTGTGTGGCCATGTTCTTTCAATGGACGGTCTCCTTGTTTGTCCCATAACGTTTCACCATCAACTAATCCAAGTTGACATTCTGGTCGTATGAAAGCAAGGGTATCAAGTACCCAATTTCTCCACTGAACCACTTGTCCACCGCAGTTGTGTTCGTGTTTTTTGATTCTTTCCATACAGAATTTTAATTGTTTACGTACAAGTGAATGGAAGGTTCCCTGTACAACTTTAATGTCCATCGCATCACATAACTTCTGTATGGTTGCCTGCATGGTCAATTGATGTGTCAGTGGTGTTCCAAATGTGGAGACGGCCATATCCACGACTCTTGGAACTCTATCAAAAGAAAGTTTTTTATTATATATTTCGTTTCGAGACCACTTCCTTGCGATTGTAGGACTCATAGAAAGTTCAAGGTCTTCGGCACGATTCTCGTGCCATTGGGTCATAGAAATCTGACGTGGAACCTGTGGCAACCGCTCATCACGAACTTCTAATAATTGTTCCTTTCTTAGTGGGTCAGACCAAAGTATCACTAGGTGTGAGGGTTTCTCTTTAGTTGTCAAATAGGTAATTACATCACGAAATATTTTCTCGTTACAATTACCACACCATGCAAGGTTAGTATATTCAACACCCAGATTGTTTGCAAGTTGATGTGTAAACGTGTGCGGGTAATGTGTCGGTGGTTTGTCCTCATACCCTTCGAGTTCATCGCCCCAGACAAAACTACATCCGTTTGTCAATAACATCTAAATATCCTCTCAACTGTTCAAAGTCGATTTTGGTATCGTGAGAAAATGGAGTCATATCAAAATCATCTGGTACACCCATCTCTTTTAGACATACTGGACGATTACTCATTAAAATATATTCACCATCAAACAACTCTATCTTATCGTCCATGTACCTTGGTTCGTTCCAGAATGGGGATTCTACCTTCATACGTCCATTCTCAAGGGTTGTCGTATAAAAGTCATCGCATAGTACTCCTAATGAATTAGGAACATGTATTGTATCTTTGTCTACACGGTTTATTAATAAGGGGATAGCGGTATCAATACTACCGTAATGTGACTGAAAACAAACATTGTATTCTTTCGCAAGGTCAACAAAGTCTCGGTCTAGTACGAATCCACACATATTAATGTTTACAGTTCTTTTGAATGGCCCCGCAAAACTCTCTAGAAAATCAAAGAGAACATTCTTATTAGGCATCATAATGTTTGATGGAGGATTGTCCGCTAAATCTTTCAGACCCTTCAGATAATCGTAATCTTCTTCGTGTGACCCATCATGACCCAGTGCAAAAGAACTATGTGAGTATGCATTCATAAGTGCGGGTAATAGATGCGTCATGATTGCGGATGCATGATGTAGATTCCTAGAATGAATAACCTTTGCATCATGTCCAAACCAAAATATATCTATATTACGTTTGGCGATTGCCATTGTTTCTTGGTGTGAAAACAATATTGGTCTAGATGCTTTGGTTGTCCCACTGGTAGAACTTATTAAGAATGTGTCTTCTGGATATACTAACTCACCTTTGATATTTCTATCTGAGGAATCTTCCATGACATCAATACCAATACCACCGTATCGTTTTATCATCTCATCATGGAGACCGTCATAAACCCCAGTAGTATCTTCTTCAGAACTGTAGATATGAAAGTCACTCGGGCCATGGAGTGCAAGTTTAGTAAATGGTAGGGATTCTATTGTTGCGGGACTATTGAGGATAAAGACTTTCAATCCTAGTTCTGCACATGCAAAGATAGAAGCGATATGTTTTATATCAACTACCATAATACCGATAGTTACTATATCACCCTTTCTTGCACCCGCATCCCAGAGTAAATTCTTTATCTTGTTTATTTCTAAACAGACGGTTTTTTTACCGACCTTATCAAATACAAACCCACGTCCGTGAGAAATTGCGTCACGATTTAATATGTTTTGCATGAATCTTACAACCTATAAATTCATTATAGTATTCATCACTCAACAAAACATCATATTCAAATTGTAGTTTCGCTTCGTAGTATGAACACTCACCTTTAGTACGACACAGTCTTAGAACAGTTCTCTCGAACTCGTGGCCCCCTTCATACAGGGTTTTTACCTGTTCGGACGAACCATAGTAGTTCCGCCAGTCGGATTGAACCCGTGTTCTTTTGCGTCTTTTTCTTGTTTTTGTAACAGGGAGTATCTTGGGTTTCCAGAAAAATTTCTTACCAATATACTTTTTACCAGTACTCAACTCAGTTAAACAGTAGACGAATCCTTGGTATGGTTCCAAGAACTCGTCTTCTGGTTCAAACTCTTTATCTTCATATATCCACATGTTGGTATATATGTGTTTTTTATGATATCGTAACTCCGCACATAGGACAGTACGATGGTTCTTCTTCCGAATCTTTTACAAGTACTTCGGTCTCAGTTTCGCAGAGCGCACATTCCAATGTGTAAGTTTCGTCCTCTTCCACTAGGCAGCACAACCAGTTCCATCCAAGGAGCACACTTCTTCTGACCAACCCCAGTCACCTTCCATTCCATTCACGGAATATTCAGTCACACGTTTCTCAAAGAAGTTGTCATGGGACGCACCATTCAGTACCCAGTCCAACCACGGTAGTGGATTGTCCTTTACACCGAACTTAGGTTTCATACCCAGTTGTAATAGTCTACGGTCTGCAATGTGACGGATGTATTGTTTCACATCTGTCTCAGATAGACCTTCGATATCTCCAGACTTATATGCAAGTGTAATGAATCGGTCTTCTAGTTTGACAGCGTTACGTGCCATCTGATAGATTTTAGACTTCAACTCATCGTTCACAATACGTGGATGTTCAGCCGTAAACTCACGGAATAACTTTGCATTACCTTGTACGTGGATAGTCTCATCTCTGATAGACCACTCTACAATCGTACCCATACCTTTCATCTTACCGAAACGTTGGAAGTTCAACAACATTACAAATGATGCGAACAATGACATACCTTCGTTGAATACAGATTGTGCAAGTACCAGTGCAAGACCTGTTTGGGTGTTAATGTCACCCTCTTTCATAAAGTCAATCTTGTCTGCCATCTCTTTATATTCCATGAACGCAGAATGTTCTTCGTCTGGTAATCCCAGTGTGTCATTCAACAATGCATATGCACGTTGGTGTACACCTTCACGGTTTGCAAATGAAGACAACATGTTACGAACTTCGTTGTTCTTAAACTTAGGAATCAATAACTCGTGGTAGTTTTCTCCTACCTGTACGTCACTCTGTGTAAACAGACGTAGTACCTGTGTAATGAACTCTTTCTCTTCTGCACTCAGTTTGGTTCTCCAGTCTTGAATGTCTTCGGATAGTTCCGCTTCATCTTCGACCCAATGAACCTCTTCATGTTTCTTTGTTAATTCCACCGCCCAAGGGTAGAGGAAAGGTTTATATGTTTTGCTAAATTCTAATAATGCCATTTGTTATCCCTCGCAAGCACGACATTCATCGTCTTCGTCTGTTTCTATTGGTTTGTTTAAATATTCCATCAACTCTTCGTACCCACCGACATATTCACCTTCGATGTAAATTTGTGGTACTGTTTTTACTTTACGTCCTGTTACCTCAGCGGCAGTCTTACCAATTTCTTTCAAGTCAATCTTGTCAAATGGTATTCCTCTTAACTTCAGTTCTTCCATAGCCATAGAACAGAAAGGACAATCTGCTTTACTATAAACTATACTACGGGTATCACCCGCAAGTGCAACACGTTCTACCTTTTCAGATACATTCTCTGCACGTTGTTTTGCCTCTGTACGTAAATAGTACAGACCTTTCAATCCTTCTTTCCATGCCTTCAGATGCACCTTATTCACATAAGATTTCTCTGCACCAGATGGGAAGAATAGATTTACCGACTGACCTTGACAGATATACTGTTGACGTTCAGCTGCATGGGTAACAACCCAGTTTTGGTCTAATTCATCCGCAGTCCTAAAGATTGCCTTCTCACCTTCAGTAAGGAATGGTAAGTGTTGTACCGAACCTTTGTTGGTAATGATAGATGTCCAATTAGACTCATTGTTCTCACCCTTCTCATTCAAGAGTCGAGTAAGGTATTTATTCTTTACGAGAAATGAACCAGCACGTGTACGATGTGTATATGCATTTGCCTTCAATGGTTCAATAGATGGACTCGTTGATAGAATCACTCCACTGGATGCATTTGGGGCGATTGCCAACAGATGTGAGTTTCTTCGTCCACTTCCAATGCCGTCAGGATATTCCCCACGTTCTTCAGCAAGTTGTTCAGTTTCTTTAACTGCTTCGGACTTAATGTGGTCGAACAAGGTTCGGTTGATTTCTCTTGCTGCTTCTGACTCCCATGCGACTCCGTGCCTTTGTAGAAGGGAGTGGAATCCCATTGCTCCCAGTCCAATACTTCTCTCTCTTTCTGCGGAATATTTTGCACGTGGGATTGTGTCGGGGGCTTCGTTAATGAAATACTCAAGTACGTTATCGAGCATCCTAACAATATCCCGAACAATAGTTGTATCTTTCCATTCATCGTAGTATTCTAAGTTCAGACTCGACAAACAACACACCGCAGTCCTATCATCGGACGTTGGTAGGTGGATTTCATTACAGAGGTTCGAACCGTGAATCTTTAGTCCTTTGTCTTTTAATGGTTGAGGTAAACTATCATTTGCAGTATCGATGAAGTTCAGGTATGGTTCACCTGTTCTAAAACGAATCTCAAGAATACGTTCCCATAACTTACGTGCGTTAACAGTCTCTTTAACCGTTTCGTCCTTGGGGTCACGTAGGTCGAAATCACTATTCGACATAACCGCTTCCATAAACTCATCGGTAATATTAATTGCATTGTGTAAGTTTAGTGCTTTACGTTGCACGTCACCTGTAGGAATTCTCATGTTAATGAATTCTACAATATCTGGATGCGATATATCCATATACGCAGCATAAGAACCTTTACGGGTCTTACCCTGTCTATACGCAATCATGTCTGCATCAACTGTGTGTAGGAATGGCATAGGGCCAGGCGCAATGTCTGAAACAGTTCTTACGTCAGACCAATGACCACCAACACCACCACCATATACGGATAACCACCGTAGTTCTGAAGAGTGTCCAATCAAACCTTCGAGTGTATCTGGTACGTAGGTAAGGAAACAAGAGATTGGCATTCCTTTGCTCTTCTGGTCGTGACCATTAGGTGCATTGGATAGAACAGGGGAGGCAAACATGAACCACTTATTTGATACGTAGTTGTACAGACGTTGGGCGAGTTCATCGTCCATCTCATCTCGGTACTTACTCCATGCTTTACTTGCTCTTGCGAAACCCTCTTGTGGACTTTTTTCATAATCATTTAAATAGAAATCTTTAAGCATACCTACTGCATATTCTGCTAGTAGACTATCCTTCTTTTTATCAAGTTTGAGGGTCATATTACTTTTCCATAGAGTATAGTTTTTTAGGGGGTAATAGTATCTATAACCCCAGTGTTTTTCAGTATTGTAATTATACCCCGTCAGGGGCAAAAAGTCAAGCTTATTTTGACCTTTGTTTATCTATCGCTCTAGAACCGAACCAGAACGAGATAATTGCGGCAAAGATTGCCTTGGTGTCACCATCCCACAACAAACCCAGTGAGTCTGCCAGAGGAACACCACTTGCGAGTGCTTCTCTCAATAGGGTGATTTCAATTGCACAAAACAATCCAAAGAAACAGTATGTGATTACAGGACGTACAGACTTCTGTAGACCCGCAATAATACCAGTACCTTGGTTGATTGAGATGTCATGTTGAATCAGTCGGTCATGCTCTTTATCAGCACCCATCTGTTCATACATTTTGATTTCATGGTCATAACCCTTTGCACGGAGTTCTGCCATCTTTTCCATCTTTTCTAATTCGTGTTTGTTGTTTGACTTTGTTTTAAAGTGGTCTGTGATTGCGGGTACAACTGAACCCCCAAAACCTAGCACACTACCTAATAATCCACTTAGCATTATTTACTCCAACGTTTTCTATTTTCAATAAACCTTTTTACTATTTCGGGCTTCTTTTTCTTCTTTTTCTTTCCTAGATGAACAGGGACAGTTTCACTGTCATCACCAGTACCAACTACGGAACCAGTGCTTGTCATTTCTTCGTAGAACTTATTAAAATTTCTCATCGGGTAATCTCCCCAGTTGTGAAGTACACGTACTGTTTAGAGTTTTCGTGTATTCCTCTGTAGATGTCCAGACCAAGAACCTCATCAATAGGTTTTGCATCTGACTCCAAAATTCTTATTTTATCGTCCTTCTTTACAATATCGTCACATTTCGTTGCGGTCACCGTATCGTGTCTCATACGATAAATGCCAGGCGACAGTTCTTTGTCCTCAAGCATATACCAAGAACTTTCTTCTGCAAGGACATCTAAGATATCAATACCAGTCTCTTCATGGATTTGCATTATTCGTTCATCACTCAATGTGCCATGTTCTTTAATAAGGGCAAGAGCAGCACCATACCTTGCAACAACAGACTGACCGCCAGGCACTTTTGCCATTAGACGTTTCAGATTAAATACGAGTCGATGAAAGGGGGTGTAATGCGAACGATAAGCTTCACGGTCATCAACACGGAGAGTTGTAAACTCCTTGTTTCGTGTACCGTCTGCGTTGATAATACCTTTCTTGTATGCGTCAGTCTTATCGAATGGAGTGACTAACAGTTTCAAGAAACGTATCGTATAGACTAAGTCTGCTGCTGATTTTAATATTCCCATAGTTCTATTTATACTCAGAAATTCTTTTACTTATATGTTTTGCGAGATATCTCTGTACCAAGTTGCACGAAAAATGTTGTGAAACATGCCTTCATATACCGCATATAATTGGTCTTTGTGTGGTGTCTCACACTCAAAGGCAAACTTGTTCAGTATCTTTCTCTGTATGGGCGAGTCCATAGAGTCACCCAATAGGAAACTCTTAGGTGTTTTAAAGACCTCGTGATATATCCTTCTATCGTTATATAGGGATGCGGTAAGTACATCGTTGTTGGCACTGATAGAACGAGTGTACAACTTAGGTGTCAAGAGTTTTAACATGTTGTGTTCTGCATTCTCCCAGTCGATGTCCTCAGTGACCCACTCCTCGAACCATTCATCTAGATAGGTCTGTGTGGTCTTGTGTGTACCCAGTGTATAACATGCACCATAATGATGCGTCTTCTCATCAATAATATTTTGAATTGCAGCTTCTATATACCTCTCACCCTTATGTTCTACCAATAACATGTGTAGGTGTGGAATCAAATCACGGAAGAACATCTCATCTCCGTTAACTCCATACATAACAATATCAGGTTTTATCTTACAATCCATTACCTGTTTCATTGTGGGTATAATAGATGCCCATCTGGTAGACCCATCTTTTAAATACTGTAGTGTGTGTTCGATTGCTTTGTTGGTATCAAAGGTTTCGAATGACACGTCAGGAAACTTTGCAGCCTGAATCTGTTTATATTTTAACCCATCATCTCCCGCATGGCAAGGTAACATTGTATAACAATACTGTGGGTCATGGTAGAAGTACTGCGATTGAACTGCGGAGTCGATTCCCTCACTCAAAGAGATAAACCTGTTTTTATAACGAGACCTAATTAGATTGGAGTGTTGAGTCATACATTGGTGTATGTAATCAGTAAGTGCATCGATGTCAGTCCACTTATCTTCCTCAAGTGCTTTCTTACAATCACCCACGTAGTCGTAGGATGGAATGAATGAGTTGATATGGTCAAAGAATGTTGTGTTCTCCTCCACACCAAACTCACGAGACTGTGGGTCTTTCTGACCATACTCCAAGTAGGTCTTGGTGATATCTGACTTATGACACGTCATATATGGCACGTAATTGGATATCTCTGTACCGTACTTACGTGCAAGGAATATCTTATGGTTCTGGAAGTAGTCAACCGATATCTCAAAACTGTCTTTGGTCAGTTTGATTGCAAAGAAGTTTCCATTCTCTTCATTGAAACTCCAACGTTCACATACATCTTCGATGTCACCTTCAATAAGGTAACCAGAATATACGACAATATAGTCTGGCCCTTTCCAGACATTCACCAGTTCGTCATGGTAATAACACCATTGACCATACTGTGTGTATTCACGTTTCTTGAACTTCGTAGGGTCTTTGCAAATAAAGAATCTCATCGTAGTCTTAGTGTTCCCTGTTTGGTGTGTAACTCTACCTGTAGTTGTCTACCTTCACTTACAAGTATCTCTTCAACCAGTTCATCCAGTTTTCGTTTGTTGTTATCATATTGAATCTCTGGTGGTAATGTCTTGTCCATTGACAGGATACCAACCTTACCGTTCCACTTCTGTACATGTGCAACAAAACCAAAGTTCTTTGGTCTATATTTATCTTCTAAGTCGTGTTCAATATAGGAACAAAAGAACTCATCACATATTCTTGGTTTGTCTTCTTGAATAGAACAACCCGTATCACATAGTTTATTACAGGTACTCCACGCACCGTAATCTACACCATAGAACTCTGCTTCATTATATCTGTCTGCATCCTTCCATGCACCAGTATAACCCATGATTTCACAACAGACAGTACAGTCACCACAACGTGATTCTGTAGGGATAATCTCAGACATAAAAACGTTGTTCTCCAGCTGCGGTACATACCCTAACCATAGGCACGCTAACCGACCACATTTCTTCTGCGGTCTCTTTCATAGTTATAATGTTTGTATAGTTATCTTGGAAGAATTGTTCTGAGGTAAATTTATGTTTCAGAGATTCATTGGGAGTCACATCTAGATAATGAACATTTTTATGTGTTCGTAGGTTAGTAACAAACCCAACTCTTTCGGGAATATATTCTTCGGGTAAATCAGATTCTACATAGACACACTCGTAATCAGAACAAGACTGCGGTTTGGTATCATATATAGTGCATCGATTATTATCACAGAGTTTATTACATCTACCCCATTCATATCGGATATCTAAATTGATTAGTTGTATCTGATTATTATTGAGAGCTCCAAAAGACTTACAACAAGAATAACAGTCACCGCATCGGTCAATCTGTTGTTCCATTAGGATTGGGAAATCTGTCTTAGTGCCTCGACTACTTTAGAATCCATTTGAATATTGGTATATTCATGGTTCTTGATTGCTTTGAGGAATATGAGGAATGGTTTGAGTACACCCCAATGTTCGAGTTCGATTTTCAGTTCTAGGATATCAAGTCCTGGCTGAATACCGAATACATTAAATATTACTATGAGGTGGTTGAGGATGAGACGTTCCGATAGAACATCGGTGTCACGATATCGATTGAGTAATCTTTTCACATACTTAAATTTCTTTAAGTCTTCGAAGAACTCTTCGCTATCAATACATTTGGGATTATGGTAATGCTGAGCAGCATATACCGTAAGATTATCTTTTGTCAGTTTCATCATATAGTTATGTATAAGGGGGATTTCTCCCCCTCTCAAAAATTACTGGTCTAAGACTTCACTCACTTCATCTATCAAGTCTGCCTTTGAACGTCTACGGTCTAGTTCAATACCGTGGGTACGTCCTAACGCTTCTAGTTCAATCTTAGTCATCTCTTCTAGAGACTTACCACCAACAGGTGCTTCAGTAAGCATTGTTGGAGTCTTTACAAAATCATTTCTAGGTGCGGGTACTTCTGTTAGTACTTGTGGGACAGGTTGTCCGTGAAACTCTGCAATTTCTTCTGGAGTGAATCCACCAGACTTATATAATTCACCAGTCTGTGGGTCTTCCCAACCAAGAGTTGTTGGAACTGCGTTTTCGCACCATGCGGGGGCTTTAATTGCCATAATAATTACCTTCTATTTAATGTGAGAATCCGACTGCAACACCAAGTACACCAGCATTTGCAGCGAATATTTTATCGGTAGGTGCTTTCTTCAGTACTTCTGTTGCACCAGCCGCCAAAGTAAAAGTACCGATATCAGTACCTCCAGCTTGTTCTAGAGTCACTAGGTGAGCAGCAGTATGAGTATTAATCAACCTTACTGCGGATGCACTACCAAAATTAGATGCAGCACCACTAGTGGTGCCACATGCAGCTTGAGTTCCTTGTAATACTATCATTAGCAATCACCTTTTTCTGCTTTAACGTAACCACGTCTTTTTGCCATACGTTCTAAAAACTTCTTAGCGTCTTTAGTACGTGCATCATGAGGATTCTTTGGTTTATCAGCCTGCATATCCGCAATCTCGGATACAGTCTTACCGTTAATAATGTCTTGTGCCTGTGCGACAACTTCTTCCGCAGTCTCTTCCTTGACTTCAGTTGACTTAACAATGTTCTTGTCACCAGCGGCATTATCTACAGGACGTTTACCAGAGTTTGCTTTGGTTCCACCTTCAGCACTCTTAGACTTCTTCTTGGCATCTTCTACATTGTCTTCGATATCTTTCTCAGACTTATCATGAGAGTTGTCAAATTCTTTAGCTTTAGGTGACTGTTTAGAATCAATCTCTTCACCTTTATCAGTAACACCTTTAACACTTTTCTTTGCGGCACTTTCCCACATCTTGAGTAGGTCAGTAGTTGCATCAGTCAAGTCGATGTCTTCACCAATCTTAGAGATTTCAGCAGTCTTGGCATTAGATGCAACTTTCTTCTTGTCATCTTTCTTACCAGCAACTTTAGGTTTTTCTTTATCTTCTTCGTCTTCAGACTCTTCTTCACCCTTGTCTTCGTCATCCTTTTCTTCACCATCTTTCTTAGGTGGGAAAGGCTTCTTCTTTTTAGGTTCGTCAGACTCTTCTTCGTCTTCTTCTTTCTTGACGTTCTTAGCAGGTTTCTTACCACCGTCAATTGCATCGTCAGTAGCCGCACGTTTCTTGTGCAGATACTCATCTGAAGAATCTACATCTCCATCGTTATCGATGTCTTTGTCTTTGCGGTCTTTGAATTTCTTATCGTTTGCTTTGTCATCGACAGGGTCAAGTTTAGATTTCTCTGCGAGAGTCCAACCTTTCTTGAGGTATTCTTTCTCTTTTGACTTATCGATTACGATTGTCTTTCCATTCTTGGCGACCATAGAGTCTTTCTTAGGGTCTTTCATTTGTCTAGCTTCGTCAATTTCTAACGACTCGCCTAGGATGACTTGGTTGTAGGCATCCATTAATGACTTCATATCTTTTGTTCGCATGGTGTTCTCCTACATCCACATATATTTTACTAGTCCAGCAATAATTGCTGCACTAATGAGGTAAACTACTTTATTGATGATTCCCACAGTATGTGCGTTATCATCAACCTTCTTTTCTATTTCATCTAACTTCTGAGAGAATCTGTTCATTCTGTCGAAGTTGTTGCTATTATTTTTTTCCACTGCTATCATTTTCTCTTCTACACGAGCAAGAGCAACTAACGCTTCCGCAAGTTTGTCGAGTTTAACTTCTAAACGGTCAAACCTAGCGACTGAGTCTGACTCAATTCTACTTAGTTTCTGCGACTGTGTTTCCGTTGCCATTCGTGATTTCCCATTAATTAAGTAATTATAGTGTTATTTATAAGACTTCTATTCTTGAGTCTATAACTTTCTATCTTATTTTGCCAGTTACTTGGTATCTTCATACCCAGATATTCACTGACTCTCTTTAATTCTGTCTTGGTATCTTCCTTGTTATTAAAAAATAACTCACAAGGGTCAACTAATAACATGGAATGTTCTATGGGTATTGTATCCATCCACATCGCAAACATCTCTGCCTGTGATTCCCACGGTCTATTCCAAAACTGGTCATGAGCAAGAATACCATCCTTAATCATGTTCATACCAGCTTCTCTGTCCTCATCCCTAACTAACTTACACTTTGCAAGTTGTTGAGTATAATCCAGACTTTCTCTGGTTTTTGAGAGGAACACAATAGTCTTCGTCTCATCCCAATCGTTCCAACAATACTCTGTCCAGAACTCTTGATTGATTGGAAATCCATACCCGTGGTCTAGTCTAACATTCCACAAGTCTTTATTCCATTCTGGTTTCTGAACTTCTCTAGGATTCCCTCTGGTCACTTCTATTTCATGTGACTGGTAATCTTCTCTCTTCAAAAACCATCTTTCTATGACGGGGTTGTTTATTAATTCTTTGGTTGCAATCTCTTCAAGTTCTTGTAAGAGTCCACCAAAAAATTCACCACCAGCCCCACCACGATAAATTACATTAAGTACCTTCATATATTCTAATAACCAAATCACCTTCACCTTTTATTACACGGTGATATTCCATCTTATCAATACTATAACTATGTCCTTCTAATAAGTCCATAGGATGTTCATTGTCTATCTGTAGTTGCCACCCATATCCTTCCATGACATGGATACTTCTGTCTTTAGTATCTCTATGCCAAATCAAGTCTTCCTCTTTGACATCCTCTCTAAAAACCCTTATCTTACCATTACGAACCTTCAGTTCCATGTAGGGTTTCACCAAAAGAAACTTCCTCCACCAGATAGTCCTAATTGTTTGGCATACCTAGGCAATCTACATGCCCAGTATCCCGCTTTTGTTTTGTCTTTCTTATTCGCACAATCATGTCGTGCAGCAAATGACTTACGTGCCTTCGGGTCATTCAACTTGACTTTAAGTCCAGTAGTATCACCCCAAGATACTTTCTTAATGTTACCACTTGATGGGTCTTTGACATACACATAGTATTTCTTTGGCCCACCCGCTTTTGGTTTGTTTAGTTCTGGTTGTTTCTCTTCTTCAAAGATACAATCCAGTGCAACATTCTCACCTTTAAAAGTGGCAAACTCACCGAGGTTACCCTCAATGATATCCATTTCATGTGGTTCGACCATTACATTACCTTCGTAGTATTCTTTCCGTACATTTCGGAAGTACTCGTAGTATTTTTCGGAACCTACACGATAGATGTTACCTTCAATCAGAGTAGATTCATGGCCACAATTACAGTGTTCATTAAACCTTTTCATTTGTTAACCAAACTTTGCTGCGAATTTTTTCAATGGAAGAGTTTCAAATGAACCAAATTGGTCTTCAACTCTATACGATAATTTACCACCCATGATTACGGGTTTTGCATTATATAGTTTACCGTCCTTTCCTTTTATATTCGATACTTCAGAACCGTAAATAGACAGTCCCTTCATCTTCTTTGCTTCCATAAACTGTGATAAGTCTTTCATCGTCCTAACCTTTTTAAAAGTGCCTGAATACCTTTCAGGTCTTTTGATATTACTTTCTGAAACTTTTGTTTGTCCTGTGGTTTCTTCAACATGTCAAACAATTTAGAAACCTTCTTTGCGTCATCCTGTGAAATCTTACCCTTCTTACCGCTGTCAGGGAACTCAATAGTACCACCTTTAGGTAGGTCAGATGCTTTACGGATTTGCATCAGAACATTTTTAGATGCCGCCTTGCGGTCATCGTCTGTTGCATCTGTATCTATATCCGCATTATCTTTACCTCTTTTAGGCATGGCAGCCATTGCGTCACGTTTTGCACGAGCATTCTCTACGACAAAGTCTTCCCTCTTCATGAGTTTCATTGCAGCGTTAGCGAGTTGGGTGACTTTCATCTTGTCCATCTTTGCCTTGTTACCGTCATTTACCTTATCGTAAATCTGAGAGATGGCAGATGCAGTGAACAAGTCAACCATGACACCTTGGATTTTCTTTGCCTGTTTCTTGGCAACAATGTCTTTGACATCGGAGATTACAGACTCGTCTAGTTGTACACTCTCAATGTACATATTCAACTCATATCGTTTGTTGTCTAGGTTTGCAACCTGTACATGAAGTTTCTGTTTCTTGTTGGTATCTAGGATATACTTATTGGTCTTACCACTGGATGGTCTCTTGGGCCCCATTGCCACCTTGTGGTCAACATCGTCTTTGTCTACGATGAAACCTTTCTTCTTTGCGTGTGCGTATGCGTGTTGCATTGCACCAGAGAAGTCACGGTGATAGAGTTCGTAACCAGACGAGGACTTTGCTTCTTCTAGTTCAACCGACTCGTTTGCCTTCTTCATTGCCTTTGAAACAGCATCAGGTTTTTTGCGTTTAACCATTGCAACAAACTTTTGTAAAAGACTTTTATCTTCCTTACTAGGTTTGAATCCTTTCTTTGCAGATTTTGTCTTCAACTGTTTTAGGTCATCTGCCATTGCTTTTCCTGCCATGACATAAAAGGGTGCAAGTGCGAGAAGCATTGAACCAAAGATTGCGGTTGACACATCTTCTTTGATTTCTGGTTTCTCGTGGGTGTAACCCATCTTCTTCATACGTTCATGGTCTTCAGGTTTCTCTGCCTTATATTCTTTCCCAGTCTTGGGGTCATACATCATATGAGGTTCGAAGTCACTTTCCGCAACGGGAGCTTTCTTCTTCTTCAGTGCCATGTATTCAGCCTTAGACATCTTAGGGCCACCATATTCCAATAATTCTTGTATTGTTTTCATTACGCTAAATCCTTATCGTGGTTCAACCCACCTTTTTTCTTCTTTACTATGAAGGCATTAACACGAGCATATCCCCACTGTTGAGGGGTAGTGCCTGGCCTGTGGCCAGTCTTCCATGCGGCAACGCCACGATTATAAACTTTTCTTAATGTATCTACAGAGATACCAGACTTCTTTGACTTATCTGCAAGAGCACCCTCAACGAGTTGTCCCGCACGTTTGGTTAGTGCCATTCTAATCATTTGGTTTTCCTATTCTTAGCTCTTGCACGTGCAAGTCTGGCACGGTCAAGTAATGAGTCGTGTTTCTTTTTGTCTTGTTCTTTCTCACGCTTGATACGTTGTTGTGCATCTTTAACTGCATCTTCTTCCATCGGAGTATCTTTCTTATACGTCTTTAGAAGTTTATCAGTACCTTCGTCACCAGCGCCATTCACTTCAGCCAACATGTTATGAAGTACTTTATCGTTCATGTTCCTATAAGTTTTGGCAATCTTTTGGGCGTAGTAGTTGGTGGAGTGTGATAGTTTACCACCACCTTCTTTTTTCTTACGTGCGAGTAGTTTCTTTAATGTCATCAATGCGTGTTGATACTCTTTCTTACCGACAGTCATAGACTTCAGTTTGTCAAATGCCTTTCCTTCATACTTTACTTCAGGGTCAGGGGATTTGAATGCTTTCTTACGCATTATTGTTTTGTTAACAACTTCGAACTCACCGTTCTTCCAGTTGACCACAATAGGTAGGTTTAAATCAGACTGCATATCCTTGAGGATTGCTTCACTGTTACCGTGCTTCTTGATTTTCTTACCCTTGTTTGCAGCCATCTTCTTGAATAGACGTTGTAACTCTGCAATAGTAATTGCGGGTTTGTTACGTTTGTCATTCATACGGTCAGCGAAATGTTTTGTAAATTCGATATCGACATCGAACTTATTGAGTAGTCTGTCTGCGAATTTCTCAAGGTCATTGAGTTCTTTCTGAGATACATCTTCTGTCTGAACACAATTGGGAACTGTCTTGTTCCCCTTCTTCTTCATACCAACTTGTTTATAACCGTCCCAGCAGTCTTCGTCATACATATCCTTGAACTGTTTGGTGTACTTGGATGGTTTCGTTTTTGCGGTCTTATCGCCAGGAGCGGGTTTATAGGCGGAATCATCATCGTCCGCTTTGTCCCCATGCTTCTTGAAATGTGCATCTCTCTTGTCCTTGGTTCCTTTCTTCAGACCCGCATAGTACTTCTTAGGTTGAGTACCTTCTTTGTCTTTGATGTCAGGGTCTTGTACTGCTTTCTTTTCTACCAGTTCGACTGCGTCTAACCACTTACGAACCTTCTTGCCACCACATTCCACGATGACATAGTTAGAACCCAGTACGGATACTATACCTACTTCTTCGCTTTCTTTGATAACAACAGTATCACCAAGTTCAAATAACTCACCCTTGACAAATTGTTCTCTAATATCAGAAACTTTCGGTAGTTCAATGTGACGTTTAAAGGATGTCTCTTCCTTGAGACCTAGACCCTTCCTTACGTCATTGAACAACTTACGGGTATCCTTGTCTGACATAGACTTAGGAACGCCCTGTGTGAAAGCGGAATAATCGTTATCTTTTGCATTGGCACGTTGTTTAGAGGCGGACATACCTTCTACACCTTCGGCGTCAGGGTCTCTTCGACCAGCTGATACGACCTTGATTGATTCAAAGTTATAGAATCCGTGACGTGCCTTCTTACCATTGTACTTATTTAGTAGGACATCAAACTCACGTAGACGGTCTTCCCCGACTACCATAGTGATTTGTTTGTATCCTTGGTCATACAACTTAACCGCAATATCAAATGCGGTCTTAACACCCTTATCGACCATGATGTTTCTACCATACTTGGGGAACATCTTACGTAGGTGTTTTACTTTGTCAGAATATGACAACGGGTCTTTAGCGCCCGTTGATTGAGATGTATAGACTTTCCAGTCTGCACCACTTGCTTTCTTTGCAATTGTATCTAGTACTTTACCGTGGCCAATAGTAGGCGGGTTCATTCTACCAAATGTAAAATAAACTTCCTTTGTTTCTTCGGTTAGGTACGATTTAAAATCTTTAATCACTTTTCTTTCCACCTCGTTTTTTCTCCAGTTCTGCTTTACGAACTTTGGGGAGAAGTTTCTTTGCGAGTTTCTGTATTTTGGGTTTCATTTTCTCTAGACGTTTTTCGATTGACTGTCTACGAGCCATGGACAAATCGCCTTTATCGGCACCCTTAGTGATTTTCTTAAAGAATGTCATACGTGCTTGCTTCATTGCACGTAACTTAATTTTTTCTGGGGATGCAATTTTACGTGCCGCACGTTTGCGACCCATTGCAATTTTTGCTTTATTTTTCTTAAAGGTACGAGCCATCTTCAGACGTTGCTGCATATTTAATGCTTCGTCAGGAGATTCACACACCTTTATAAATTCTTTTAGTCCCATTGGTTTGGACATGGTTTACCTCTTTGGTTTATCCCATCCCTTCAGTATATCTGGACTGAAGTTGTTATACGAAAATTCCAGACGGTCAACCAACTTGACCGCATCACCACCTAACTTGTCAATAGCAACGAATCCTTCTGCACCTGTTTTAATCTTGTAACCAGTTTTGGTTTGTACAAAGGTGTCATATGAAGAGATGCTATTAAGTTTATTTATAAGTTTTAATTTTGCAAGAACCAGACTTTTTTGTAAATCAAACATCATAACTAGGTTCTTTTTGTTTCTTGGAGAGAAGAACTTCATCAATTCATCCAACTTCTTCTGTTGGGTTGCCTTGCCCTTATCAGTACTTCTCTTATCTTTCTCTTTCTGAAACTTGTCATTCAACCACTTCAACAGACCCGTTACGTGCGTATTAGTGTTGCCAATCACAGTTTGAGCCCGCACAAAAGTGTTATTATACTGTTCAATCAAGGTTGCAAGGTCTTCATTACCTTCTAACTCACGCAGTGTGGAACCAGATATCTTATTGAATATCTTACCCGCATTGGACAAATGTTTGGTTACCTCTGCGGTTTCTTTCTTATTCATAGTCGCACCAGACACATCACGCAACATTGCATCCTGTGACCAGACATTCTTAGAGGTCTTGAACTTGGATACATTAACACCATATGATGCTTTCATCGATTCAAAGTCTTTACCAGTATATGTAGTGTGCCATACAATACCAATTTGTGCCTTACGGACTACGTCAGCTTGGTCATAGGGTACTGCATAAATGATTGTATTCGGGTGAAAGGTGGTGTACTTCTGACCATCAATAGTATCAGTACTCAGGTCTGGTTTTGAAAACAAGAAGTCACCTTGAATCACACCTTTGATACCAAGTTCTGGTAGATGTTTCAATGCGAGTTTCATCTTGTCTGCAAGGTCACCACTTTTGATGTCCGCTTCAATGTCCGCTTCAGTCTTGTAGACTTTAGGGTTCTTGGCGAATACGCCCTTCTTGGCAACAAAGAACTCACCATCGGTTGGGTCTTGACCACAGAAGATTGCGGGAGCACCGTCCCACTTGGTAGATAGTTTAGAATCAGTTTGTCCCGCCAACATGTCACGGAGTTCACGTAGTGCATTGATTGCTTGACGTGTACCATTGACACCCCCATAGAGAACCTTATCCTCAATGTGGGTCATGTGGGTATTCTTCTGTTCTGTTATAAAGTTTTTAAATTCCATCAGAATTTCAAGGTGGTGAAGTCACACATCATTCGTGTGGGATAACCATCCTTTCCTTGTGTGTCTCGTATATTTAGTTTGAATTTATAGTATGGTGACTTCAGTTCCATGTCGATACGTTTACCACGACCAGTCTTACCACCATAGTGAACTATACATGTTCCTACCTTAGCAGCAGCGGTCATCGCAGCTGCGTCCATCTTCTTGGAATAAACGTTCTTCTTCATCTTATGGATAACATGATAACCATGACCGATACCACTCTCAAGTAACATCTTCATGGCCATTGCGTTTGGTCTGGTAATAACTTTACCGCCTTTGGTCTTAACATCGTCATTGAATATACCACAGAATCTCTCGTTGTCAATACCAAACAACTCCAACAACTTCAGGCCGTCAGCGTTCTGAATCTTACCTTCTTTGATTTCTTTGGGAGTTAACTTGGTACGAACACCTACGTTGAAGAACGTGGTAGTAGTCTCGAACTTGAGACTGAGATAAATCTTTTCACCGTTATCTTTTACTAGAGTAACGTCAGTAACACTCTTACCAATATCATTACCCACACCTTTAGTATTGGTTAAAACGATATTAGACTGAAAGTTTAATGGTCTCTTGGTGTTCTCTTGACCAACAACATTGACTTTGAGTGTCTGGGAACCACTGAGGTCATACAACTCATCCAAGTGCATAATAGCCTTGAGGTTACCATCATCGGATACCGCATCATTACCTTCAGAGAACCATGCATTTAGGTCTTTCGCAAACGCAGTCTCAAACAGATTACCTCTATTATTCACACCACGATTACCACTAGAACCATTACCATACTTGATACGTACAGTTTTCAATCCAGCGTTACGTTTGATGTCTGC